ATACTTAGCGAAACAGATCGTGGCGAAGGCGGCTACGGTTCTACAGATGAAACAGACACAAGCGCACCGACGGCTACTCAGAGTCTTCCGGAAACAGAAGGCGAGCCTATAAACTCTGAGCCCGCAACAGGAGGCAGCGGCGACGCATCAAACAGCGTTGAGGAAGCATAATAATTACGTAATAAAAGCTTCAGGGGTGGCGTACATCGAATGGCAAAACCTCACAATTTATAAACTCATTTTGATACAAAGTTGATAGGGGACCTTTAAGGCCCCCTATTGGCGTATATACATTTTTCTCAAATTATTTCATTATTTTCTTAATTCTCTTTATTTTTTTATGGAAAACTCTAAAATTTTTATGTTCCCTGAGAACGGGACAAAGAGCTCTATCGATCCTACTCTGCTTGCTCTGATGAACAACAACGGTGGTTTCGGTGGTAACAACTGGATATGGATTCTCTTCCTCTGGCTCATTTGGGGCGGTTATGGAATGGGAATGAACGGCTTTGGTGGTTTTGGCGGCTTCGGAGGCAATGGCTACTTTGCTAACCAGCTTGCTAATAGCGAAGGTAGAGATCTTCTGTTGTAGGCTATAAATGGTCGTGCAGATGCTCTCGGACAGCTTGCTAGTATTACTAACAGTAATGTAGAACAAGTACAGGCCGCTGTCAACACTTTGAACACCAGCATCCAGAATGTAGGCTCTCAGGTTGGTATGTCTAGCTTACAGGTAACCAACGCAATTCAGAGTGGCAATGCTTCTTTAAGCCACCAACTCTGTGAGTGTTGCTGCGAGAATCGCCTGCTGACAACTCAGCAGGGTTATGAGAATCGCATCTAGACCATTGAGCAGACCAATCAGCTTGGTTCTTAGGCAGACCGCAATACACGGTCAATAACAGACGCTATTGCGAATCTCCAGACCAACATGACCCGTGAGTTCTGTGATATTCGTGAGCGTGAAATGCAAAGTAAGATTGACACACAGAGTGATATTATCACTCAACTGCGTGGTTAGCTGGATAATGATCGTCAGACAGCACAGCTGTTTAACGCTATTAATCCTCTGCAGGCTAAGGTTAATGAGATTGCCAACAAGCAGCCCAACACTGTGCCTGTTGTATGGCCTAACTTAACCGCAGTTAACAACACTCCTTACGCAGCTGGAGCTTTATATGGCTTTGGTTGGAATAATGGTTGGGGTTCTAACAGCTTTTGGAATTGATTGAGAAAGGAGGTAGACTATGTTTGGTACTACTAATTATCCTTTTAACTTTGCCAATCGCCGTGGTATACCTATGATTGAGAGCAGTGGCGTTACAGCTACAACGGAGAACGTTACTATTACCCTCCCTAATAGAGTATTCAGATGGCTTAATGACAAAGGGGTAATCCTTTTTAGGCTTTGCCAAGTAATTCCAGAAGCATCAGTAGATCTTCCTATAGTATTTACATCTAATGATTTTACGCAACCTCTCACCCTTGCTGGTGGCGATCCTGCTACAGGTGCAAATGTTATAGGTCCTGGTGTATACCTGATCTACTATGATAAAGATGCTAACTTAATGCAGCTCCTTACTATGGCTGCTAGTTCTAACTAATATTAATTAACTATGTTTTCAGCTTTACGTCAAGGAGCTCCCCTTTATATATTAAATAAGGTGGAGAAACCCGAGTTAAAAATCGGGTATGTTGAAAGTGTGACGCAGCCGCGTCCTAGATACGCCACTTATAATCCTACTGTTAGCTTTGGTACTAATATGGAATAGATAGTAGATGTTGCCGTAAAAGTAGGCACAGATAAACTAGAATATTCTGGTGTACCAGCTAATGCATCTATTCATGAGTATAACAAGATAGTAATCAGTGAGAGTAGAGAAGCTATGATCTCTGAAGTCGATGGTATGCTCTAGAGTAGTAAGAACGTCTTAGATAACGTAGATTATCATCAAGATATTATAAAATCGTGTGAGGATATTCTCAAATAGCTTAACCCTACTTACGCAAAAGAGCAAGAGAGGGATAGTGCTATAGAAGATCTAACAGCACAGGTAAATAAAATACAGACCGAGTTTGGATCTATTAAAGGTACTCTTTCAAAGATAGAAGGGCTCCTGACTAGAACTGAGAACGTCCAAACAGTATAATTATGGTGATGATTGAATTTAAAGAAGCAGCCGTTGATAAAGTATTCAACCTGCTCGAGGAGTCGTTTGAGCACAACAAGAATCAAAAGATGATTTTATGTGAGCTTTATGATGTTCTTGAAGATGCTATGAAAGATCGTGGCGATGAAGACGAGATATCAAAAGGTATCATGGGTCTTCGTGGATCTAGAAGCGGTTACCGCTCTTCTATGCGTGGTGGCTATAAACGAGGAATGCGCGATGACTATCGTGAGGATAATCGTTATGCTTATTGATCGAAGATAATAACAGTGGGGGTCAGGGGATACTTGATCCCCATTTGTTTTTGTATAACTTAAATATTTATTATTATGCATAAGACAGATTTGACTCAGTTTGACATTAAACCGGAAGCAATGGTTAATTATCTTCGATATAACGGTCCTCATTTCAATAAGAAGTTATTACAGTTTGCTACTAGTAAGATGACTAAGAAAGGAATCAATGGCAAAGAAACAGCCATAGTTCCTTATACTATAGAACAAGTTGATAATATCATTAGAATAAACAATATCAACTTAGAATACAATCAGCTTTACGACTACGTATTTGTAGCTAACATGTGTAAAGCGGATTATTTAGGCTCTAGTATAACAGACGAAATGCATCTTGCTAAGTATATCAAAGATGTAATAGACGATGTTGATGGTTATGATGGTATCGTGTTTAATCGTTGGTATGCGGATATGTGCCGAAAGGGTATTGTTATTAATTGGGAAGAAATGATATGACCAGCTAGTACATCAAGATAGGCAAGTACTGGAGAGTACTTGTACTATATAATGCAGACTTCAATGATCTACCTGAGATAGAGGATTCTCTAGTACAGTTAGATTGTTCAGAAGAAGATATTGACGCTATTGCTAAAGTATTACAAAAGCGTGATATAGGTTTTACATACAGTAACAGTGATTATAAAATGAGTATTGTATGTATTTCAGAGTCTACTTCTGCTGAAGAGTTTGTAAATACTGCAGCACACGAAGCTAAACATGTGCAGTCACATATGTGCGAATATTATGGTATACCAGAAGACAGTGAAGAAGCTGCCTATATCATAGGACACATAGTGTCAGAGATGTACAAAATGGTCAGCAAAGTAATTAAACACTATGTTCGATATCTAGGGTGATAAAATTCGCCTATCTACCGACGAACTTGCAATTCCACCTTTTAGGGAGCATTATAACAATGCTAAGGATAAAGCAATTGCGTTGAAAGAAATCGAATACATTATTTGGCTACACAAATGGAACAGCCCGTATGAAGCTTACCCAGCAGATAAACGGGCTGCTATTGTAGCCAAAGATGTATTTAAAGATGATAAATATGTACCTACTGCAGAAGTAAAAGAACTTGCTAGACGCTTCATAGAGTTCCAAGAGACACCTGGGACAAGATTATTGACAGCGTCATAGACTGCAGCAGAGGGGCTTATAGCTGCCCTAAATGACTACTCGTAGGGTAATATGGATATTGATACGGCTATTAAAGTGACACGTATCTTAAAAGATGTTGGTAATATTGTTAAGTCTCTAGATATAGCTATGAAACAAGCTAAAGCTGAGTAGTTGGAGACTGGTAAAGTTAAAGGTGGAGGTATAATAGGTCTCTACGAAATGGTTAAATAATATACAACATGGAGAAAAGAGTTTTATTTACAGAACTTGATGACAGGGGATCACATCTCCGTAAAGAAATTACTCCCACTGCGGTTGTAACCGACAAACGTCGTTTCCCAACAGCTCAATTCTGGGATGCAAACAAAACTTATGATGTAATCGTAGCTGATGCCACAAGTGCTTCAGATACATTAGAAAAGGCTGAGAAGAATCTTAATAATGAGATCGCTAGAGCTCAGCGTGCTGAGAATGCTCTCTCAGATAAAATAGACGATTTACTCGGTATTGATGCTGAAGATATTGAAGATCTGAAACAGCTTGTAGAGGATCTTGATCCTGAGACCGGCATACTGTCTGTAATAGAGCAAAAAGCAAACAGTGCAGATTTGGCTACTGTTGCTACAAGTGGATCTTACAACGATCTTTCAAACAAACCTGATTTGAGCTTAAAAGCTAATGTTGCAGATGTGTATACTAAAGCTGAGCTTGATGCAATTATTCAGGACATTTATTCTAAATTACCAGAGGCATAATTAAACTATGGCAGTATTAAGATATTTTCATCAAGACCCCAGACAAACATCTGTACAAGAGTCATCAGTAATAGATAAACAAGGTACTGTATTAACACAGAAGTTAACCACTATAAATCAATCTATAACTAACAATACACAGGTTTTAGAAGATAAGTAGAATAGTATACCAGGTAAATCTCTTTCTACTAATGACTTTACAGACGAATATAAGAACAAACTTAGAGGAATTGAAGAAGGAGCTGAGGTTAATGTACAATCTGACTGGGGCGAAGATGACGATACTGCAGATAGTTACATTAAAAATAAGCCTATAATAGATGACATTGTCACACAGAACAGTGAGAATCTTATAACCAGCGGTGCTGTATTTACAGCTATAGATGAGCTCCCAGAACCTATGATCTTTAAGGGTTCTTTAGGTACAGGTGGTACTATACAAACGCTACCTGCACCATCTGCAGACAATGTAGGCTTTGTATATAAAGTAATAACCGCTGGTACATACTATGGTATTACTGCTAAACCAGGAGACTCTTTTATATCAGACGGATAGGATTGGATATTAATACCGTCTGGTGATGAACCTGAAGGTACTGTAATGTCTGTAGGTTTGTCAGTTCCTACTGGATTAAAAGTATCCGGTAGTCCTATAACCACATCCGGTACATTAGCTATTACATACGCTTTAGGTTATGCTATTCCTACTACAGCAAAACAAGACGAGTGGGATGCTAAGTAGGATGCTATATCAGATTTATCAACTATTCGCTCTAACGCATCTCATGGAGAAACAGCATACGGCTGGGGCAACCATGCTTTAGCAGGATATCAACCAGCTATATCGGATTTATCTACTATAAGGTCTAATGCTTCTGAAGGTCACACTGCTTATGGTTGGGGGGACCATGCCAAAGCAGGATATGTTAAGTCTAGCGGTGTTACTAGTGTGGCTATGACTGTCCCTACTGGGTTAGCTATATCGGGTAGTCCGATTACATCTACTGGCACATTGGCATTAAGTTTTGCTAATGGATATTCTATACCCACTACAGCAAAGTAGAGCAATTGGGATACTGCTTATGGATGGGGTAATCATGCTAGTGCTGGATACGTCAAATCTAGTGGAGTTACAAAAATATCCACAACGGATGGTGTTGTTGGTGGTGATATAACAACTACAGGCACAATCAAAGCAAACCTTGCATCATATACTAAAAACACTAGTGATATTGCTGGAAGGCTCTATGCTGTACAACTAGATAAGAGTGGAAGACTTGCAGTCGATGTTCCGTGGATAAATACATGGAAAGCTGCTAATAGTTCTCAAGAAGGATATGTTCCTAAATCTACTGCAAATAAAATACTCAGAGCTAATGGTGACGGTGCTTTATATTGGGGAGATGACGCTAATACATGGACTGCTTGGAAAGGAGCTACTTCTTCTGCAAATGGAACTGCTGGTTATATGCCTGCACCTACTAAAGATCAATATCATTAGTTCTTACGTGGTGATGGTACTTGGGTATCATTAAATAACTATTCTTTACCATTAGCAGCTAGTGGAACTAGAGGTGGTGTGTAGATTGGATTTACTACAGATGCTGCAAATAGAAATTATGCAGTATAGCTTAGCGGAGAGAAGATGTATGTTAATGTTCCTTGGACCGACAACAATACAAAATATTCTATTGCTACAGGAGATAATAATGGACAAATAAAAGTAACTCCTTCTTCTGGCAATGCTTATAATGTATCCGTAAAAGGATTGGGTTCTAGGGCTTATGATAGCACTAGTTATTTACCTTTGGCCGGTGGAACAATGGTGGCTGGATCAATGATAAATTGGGCAGATTGGGGTCAATTTGGTAAAAGTGATGCAACTTATCCAAAAGCGCAAGGTGGTTTAAGATGGGCTGGAACTTCAGACTGGATACAATTAAGTGCAGAAGAAGTAGCAAGGGATGATTTTAGACTCATACTTGCTTTTGGTGATGATATTTCTCCAAGTCTAGATATAAGAAATAATTCTGGAACCACAACGATGAGATTATTATCTTCTGGTGAAATTAATGCCGAGTCGTTTGTAAAATCTGGTGGTACTTCTTCATAGTTTTTAAAGGCTGATGGAAGTGTAGACTCTAATTCATACATCACTGGAATAACAAAAACAATGGTTACTACTGCACTCGGTTATACCCCACCGACTACAGATACTAATACATGGCGTGGAATAACTGATAGTTACTCCGGTACAGATTCATCTATTTCTTTATCTCAAAAAGGAGGCAATTCGTTATACAATGCGCTTGTAAATGGGTATGCTAGTTCTGCAGGTAATGCTGATACTGTCGACGGGTATCATGCAAGTAGTTTAGTTCACAATGCATCTGCATTAAACGTTTTTACAGATGAAGCTGGATGGGAAATAATACCGGTTTCTGGTTCAAACGTAGATGGTAATTTTTCTTCATCTAAATGGGGATCTTGTATTTAGTGGGCAAATAATCCAGGTCAAAAACCCTCTGTTGTAAATACATCAAACTGGTATAATCAACTTTTTGGCTTAACTGACGATAGATTATATTTTAGAACACGCACAAACGGTGGAAACTGGACATCATTAAAAACTATAGCATACACATCCGAAATACCTACTAATCTCAACCAACTTACCAACGGACCTGGTTATATTACAGGTATAACAAAAACAATGGTTACAAATGCGCTTGGTTATACTCCTCCAACTGCAGATACTAATAATGCTGTAGCTTAGATTAATACTACAACAGATACTTTTTATAGATTACTATTTAGTGGTACTGCTGATGATACTAATCGTACAGAACGTGCTGGAAAAAATACACAGTTACTTGTTAATCCTAATTTTGGAGCAATACACGCAAAAGGATTTTTCCCCACATCAGTTAATCACTATGATGATGTATGGACAGATTCGTATAATAAGAACCACCCTTGGTACGGTATAGACTTTAGAGCAGAATCAGGCCTTAATTATTTCCATTCTGTATATTCCGACTACTTTGGAATGTGTTTCAGAACGTGTTTTATTAAGATAGCTGTTGGAGACTATTCAGCAGGTGCTGCTGAATAGGCTAGAACTATCTATATAAATAATGCAAGAGATACAAATCCTATCATATTTAGTGTTGCTGGTACTATTAGTGCTGAAAACAAATTACTTGCTCCAAACACACATACAACACATATAGACGGTAGGAGTACTGATGAAGAAGGTCCAGGACCTCTTTATATATAGTGTGATCAAGATGAGCCAGTTGTGATTGCATCAGGTAGTCCGATTGTTGGCATTGGAAAAAATCCAACATAGGGAAAGGTTGATATTAATGGAGTATGTCATGCTTCTCAGTTTATGCCAAATTCTGATTTGCGTTTGAAAGATATATAGTCAAATATGTCTATAAATCTAAAAGACGTAGCAGAGGCTCCTATATTTTTATTTAAATGGAAAGATAAAAATATAGATAATCTTGTTCATGTTGGTACAAGCGCACAATATTGGAAAGAGAAAGTTCCAGAGTTAGTATCAGAAGCAAATGATGACATAAAAACGCTATCACTTGACTATTCAGCACTTAGTGTTGCTAGCAATGTAACATTAGCAAAGGAAGTTGTAAGTTTAAAAGAAGAAATAAAGCTTCTGCAGGCTTAGATTGCAGAATTAAAGTAGCTACTAAATAATTAAATATAATCGATTATGTGTAATAATAATTGTTGTACGTGTTGTCAATGTGGCACGCACGATGACGATACTCCACAGGAGATCACATATACTTCGGTATGCAACAGCGATGTGTGTAAAGATAAAAGCGGTTGCGGATGCTGTTGTTGCAGAAAGAAGCAGATGTGTGAAGATGATCCGAATATTCGCTTAGACGGTATGGAGGAGCGTATGGAGGAGTGTTGCGAAGAGGTAAACGAAAGAATCGCGAATCTAGAATGTGAGCTTGCTGAAGAGATAAGTCGTTCTACAGATAAGGATGAAGAGCACGATGATAAGATAGAAGATCTTTATAATAAAGAGAGTCTAGACTATAATAATGTTAACTACACTCTTGATAACCACAATCTTGTTGTAAACTTCTATCACGATGATGTGTTCCAAGATAATATTACTATTCCGGTAGAGTCATTTATAAAAGATTGGTTTGTTGATGATGTTGATTTGATAGATTCTCATATACTTAGAATAACGTTTAATGTAGACCCTACTACAGAAACTCATCATGAACCAAGAATAATTGACATTGATCTTAATGATTTTCTAAACCCCAGTAACTATTATACTAAGACTTAGATTGACAATATGATCAATCCTCTTAGTCAAAGTATAACTAATCTTACTACAAACCTTAATAATTATAAGACAGAAGTAAGTAATACATACGAAACTAAAGTTGCTGCTGGTAATCATATCAATAATGTTGATTATGATCAAAATGATCATCATACACTCATCTTTACAAAAGAGAATGGTTAGACTATAACAAAAACAATTCCTGATAGTGATTTGTATATACAGTCTGGAGAGTATACAGGTGGTAATCTCATACTTACTAGAAACAATAATACAACAGTTACAATTCCTGTGCCTGAAACAAACCATATTGTTGGTGGAAGTATTGATGGACGTGTAATAACCCTTGTTAGGGAAAATGGAGGCACTCCGGTTACTATTCAACTTCCGGCTGATGCTAATACATATCCTGTAAGCGCAGAAATTAATGGTAATACGCTTACTATCACAAACAGTGATGGTAGTACTGTTCCTGTAACATTACCTACAGATAACGATCATTATGTTACTGGCGGTAGCATTTCTGGAAACACACTTACCCTCACTAGAAACGGAGGTCTTTCTGATGTAACAGTTCAGCTTCCTGCGTGGAAAACTACCGACAACGATCACTATCCTGATACAATGACCGTTGATTCTAGCAATGTGTTGCATCTTACAGGTACAAACTTTAATGCGCTTCAAGTACAGCTTCCGTCTACACCTTCAGACACTACTAATCCTATTGTTGACGTATCTCAATCCGGTACTACTGTGACATTTACTTATAAAGATAATACATCTGAGACCATAAACACCGGTGGTGATACTACACAAATAGAGCAGGATATAGATAATATAGAGGGAGATATCACTAATATACAGCAGGATCTCACAAGTATATTACAAAGACTTACTGCATTGGAAGGATTGTGGGAGATTAATCCGAACGACAATAGTCAGGTTATTGCTAAAAACGGTAGATCAGCAATGGCTGCAGGATTCTATGATTCAACTGTAAATACAGTATAATAATATAAATATGGTAGACTTTAATAAAAAGATTTTAAATTCTTCAAAGTTCCGCGAAGCAGCAATTTTCTTTAAAGAACATGGATGTTATACACTGGCTCCGCGTGGAACGACCGATTATATACAATATTGGGACAGAGAAACACAAAGGTGCATAAACGGATATGTAGCACCAGATGGCGATGCTATTACAGGCTACCATTATTTTTACTTAAACTATAGTCCTATTATGAAGTTGGAGGAGACTAAGTACACAGACCGATACGGAAACGAACGTACTAGGAGGGAACGTGTACTCAACTTCCCTGACTTCTGGGACTACGATTATTACTACTTCAATGCGATAGAAGAAGCAGAAAACCAAGGTAAGCACATGGCAACCCTTAAATGCAGACAAAGAGGATATTCCTTTAAGGGAGCCTCAATGTTGGTACGAAATTATGAACTCATTCCAGGAAGCAAGAACTTCGCTGTTGCTAGTGAACAAAAGTTTCTTATAGGAGATGGACTCCTTACGAAAGCTTGGTAGATCATGGATTTCGTAGACAAGCACACAGCATGGTCTAAACAACGTCTAACGTCAACCCGCATGGAGCGTGTATCTGGTTATAAAGTCACTGATGAATTTGGTAAGTAGACAGAACAGGGATACTTGAGCTCTATTACAGGTATTACACTAAAGAACGATCCGGAACGTCTTCGTGGTACTCGTGGTAAACTAGTGCTATTTGAGGAGTGTGGTAAGTTCCCCAACCTAGAAACAGCATGGCGTGTTGAACAACCTGCTGTAGAAACGGATGATGGTGTAGCATTTGGTCTGCTTTGCGCTTTTGGTACAGGCGGTACTGAAGGTGGTAGCTTTGATGGTCTAAAGAATCTATTCTATAAACCAGACGCGTTCAACGTATTATCTTTCGATAATATATGGGATGACGGATAGGAGAATACTAAATGTGGATTCTTTGTTCCTGCATGGAGTAATATGGGTCCTGAGTTCATGGACAAGGATGGCAATAGCGATAAAGAGCGATCTATAGAAGAATTGATGGCATAGCGTAACAAAGTTAAAGACGGAGGTGCTACACAAACATCTATAGATAGATTTATTTCAGAACGCCCTTTAAAGCCGCAAGAAGCTGTCTTAGAGCTTGGAAGAAACATATTCCCTCGTAAACTACTAATGGATCAATTAACGCGTATCAGAACCAATAAGAAGCTCTAGAACATGAAGCATGTTGTAGATCTCTTATGGGATGGTAAAGGTGGCGTTGAAGCAGTAGAAAAGAAATCTGGAGATATAACTACTTATCACTTAAAGAAAGATGACAAACCAAGAGGATCAGTAGTTATCTGGGAATACCCAATCACAGATCCCCCATTTGGATTATACATTGGCGGTTGCGACCCGTATGATCACGACGAGTCATTCACTAACTCCTTAGGATCGACGTTCATATTTAAACGCGTTAGAGCAGGAGAAGCGTGGAATGATGTAATAGTCGCAGAGTATACAGGAAGACCAGATACTGCTGAAGAGTATTATGAGAACGTGCGTAAATTATTGATATTCTATAATGCACGTCTTTTGTTTGAGAATGAACGTAAGGGTATTTACCCTTACTTCACAAACAAACATTGCGATTATCTTCTTGCAGATTAGCCAGATAAAATAATTACGGAAGTCTTTAAAGACAGTAGAGTACAGCGCCGTAAAGGCTGTCACATGACTAAATAGATTAGGGCGTATGGAGAAGGTTTGATTCTCGAATGGCTTATGGAAGAGTATGAAGAAGGGCACCCTAATCTAGAAAGAATATACAGCGAACCTTTAATAGAAGAGTTAATAGAAAACGACGGTGAGAAAAACGTAGACCGTGTTATAGCTATGTGTATGGTTATGATATATAGAGAAGAACTATATCAAGTTAAAGTGTCCGCTGCAAAAGAACAAAATAAATAGGTTGAACTCTTCGAACTACCTTTATTCAGCTAGCGATACTGGGATGCTGATGAAGATGTGGTACAAGACGATATACCTGTATTTAGCTTTTAACATATGAGCAAATTAAAAATAGTCAAAGGAAATACATTTGAAACTGTTATAGAAGTCAGGGCGTATAAGTACAACGGAGAGGAGATAACCAATTTTGATCTAAACAAGTGTACAAACATTGTAATAACTAGCCATGTATCAAATGATACATCTAGAGTTACTGACTATAAGATACTTGACGCTAAAAATATGAGCGTCAGGTGGAATAAACCAACCAAGCTTGGTGATTATGCTATAGAAGTTTCTGGAAAGATAGGAAATGATAACTGGAGGTTCTACGATAAGAAACCTATATTTACTATAGTTAATACTAATGCTGAAGCTGAGGTTCCACAACAGTCTATTATACGCGAAGACTGTTACTATGTAGACAAGCAAAAAGTTTACATAATAAGCCCAAAGGGAGATAAAGGTGATCAAGGTCCAGTAGGACCTCAAGGACCCAAAGGAGATCCTTTTACATATGATGACTTTACTCCAGAACAATTAGCATCCCTGAAAGGTGAGAAGGGAGATGAAGGTGCTCCTGGACGCAATGGTAAAACAGGACCATAGGGACCTAAAGGAGATAAGGGCGATAAAGGCGATAGAGGTCCTCAAGGTATATAGGGACCTCAAGGTATACAGGGTCCTCAAGGAGAACAAGGAGAGACAGGACAAACAGGTCCTCAAGGACCGCAAGGTATACCAGGCCAAACTGGACCATAGGGTCCATAGGGACAAAGAGGTCCTCAAGGACAACCTGGACCACAAGGGCCACAGGGAGAGCAAGGAGAATAGGGGCCTTAGGGAGACTAGGGACCTCAAGGAGAACAAGGTGAACAAGGTCCTCAAGGTATTTAGGGTCCAAAAGGAGATAAAGGAGATACTGGACCTCAAGGACCTAAAGGTGATAAAGGCGACACTGGTGAGCAAGGTCCAAAAGGCGACAAAGGAGATAAGGGAGACACTGGTGCAACTGGGTAGCAAGGCCCCCAAGGTATACAAGGTCCACAAGGATTGCAAGGACCTTAGGGAGATGGTTTTGCTATATATAGCACATACGCTTCAATACAAGCAATGGAGCAAGATGCTGCAAATGTGCCAGAAGGTAAGTTTGTAATCATTGCTTCTAATGTAGAAGATCCCGATAATGCTAAGTTGTATGTAAAGAGTACAACAGGTTTCTCTTTTATTACAGATATGTCTGGTGCTACTGGTATGCAAGGACCACAAGGTGAACAAGGTATTCAAGGTCAGTAGGGTCCTGTTGGGAACGATGGTGCGGATGGAGTAACTCCTCATATAGATAGTACTACAGGTAACTGGTTTATAGGTACTACTGATACTGGTATACATGCTCAAGGACCTCAAGGGTAGCAAGGACCTTAGGGACAGCAAGGACCTCAAGGACCAGCTGGACAAGATGCTGTTTATCCAACATTAGCTACTGTAGCTACTACAGGAGATTATGAAGATCTTATAAATACTCCCACTATACCTCCTACAATGACTGTATTGAGTTATGGTAGTTCTACATGGCAAGACTTCTTGAATGCTTATAATAGCAATACTATTGTTTATTGTAGAGCATCCTCTAATAGCAATCCTGCTACAGGAAACCAAGGTAGAATGGCATTTATGTCCTATATCGGAGGATCTCCTACTAGTCCTACTGAAGTTGAGTTTTAGTATTATAGAAGTGTTAATTCTAAAACCAGTTCTCAACAAGGAGACTAGGTGTTTGTTTATAAGTTAACTAGCGCTGGTCGATGGTCCGTTACAACTAGAGAAGCTTCTTCTAAAGTAGTTGCTGGTACAGGATTATCTAGTACATATAGCGGTACTACACTTACACTGAACGTAGATTCGTCTACTATTCCATCTAGAGCTGATCTAGCTACAGTTGCAATAAGTGGTGATTATGATGATCTTACAGATAAACCAGATCTTACTTTAAAAGCAGATGCGTCATCTGTATACACTAAGTCGGAAATAGATGCTATGATTGGTACAATAAATACGGAACTTTCTAACATTTGATTTGTATGATATCAGAAGAAATAAATAGAATAAAAACAGCTAAGGCTGATATTAAAACTGCTATAGAAAACAAAGGCGTAGAAGTTAGTTCTAGTGCCAAGATAGATGATTATGCAAGTTTAATAGACGACATAAGTAGTGGTGGAAGCACTTCAAAATATGGAAACCTTATTGATAACTATAGTGGTAGCACTTTTACAAATTTCAATTTATATGCATTGTTTGAAAATTTAACAATACCTAGCAATATTCAAACAATATTTCTAAATTTCCCAAATTATAGTCAGATTAAGTCGATAAGTTTTGAAGCAAATTCACAATGCACAAGTTTGCCTAATCAATGGTTTTTAAATGTAACCACTTTAACAAATGCAACTTTACCGCCATTAATTACATCAATACCAAATCAATGTTTTGATAATACAAGAATTTCTACAATAGACATACCAAGTGGTGTTACAAGTATTGGTGCTTATTGTTTCAGAAATAATCCATCTTTAACAACTGTGAACGTACTTGGTAATTCATTAACTTATATTGGTGAATGTGCATTTGAAAATTGTACAAATTTAGTAGGATTTGCTATACCTTCAACCGTTGTTACTATTGGTAGCTTTGCGTTTAAGAATACAACATCACTATCCGTGAATATGATTATACCAAACGGTGTTAATACAATACCGGCATAGTGTTTCTCTAATAGTGGAATTATTGGAGTAACTATTCCGAATACTGTTACAATTATAAATTAGTAGGCATTTGAAAACACTAAAATAACAAGTTTAATAATACCAGATTCCGTTATTACGATAAGTGCTTATGCATGCTGGTATAATGCTCAATTGTCGACAGTAGAAATTGGTACAGGTTGTACATCAATCGGATCATCTGCATTTCAAAACTGTTCGTCATTAACAAGTATTACAATTAAAGCAACAACACCTCCGACATTGGGGAATATATACAATGTATTTCAAAATACTAATAATTGTCCAATATATGTACCTTCGGGAAGTGTTGAGTCATATAAGACAGAATCTACTTGGTCATAGTTTGCTAACCGAATTTAGGCAATACAAAATTAAACTGCAGTATAAACATAAAAACAAATGGTTAGAGTAGACGATAATTTATATAACGTATCATTTCCCCAATAGAAACTACCACTAAAAAAGAAAGACGAATAGTGGCAGCATGATTGTGTAAACTGGATCATTGGCGAGGGGAACGTTGCGTCTGGAGGTATGAATAAGACGCGATTCGGAGAGATACAAACCTACTATAATCTTTATAATTCTATATTTGATGAGAAGGACTTCAAGCGTATTACGAATCCGTTTAAAGTAGAAGACGGATTTCCCGCTACACCTCAAGATTTCAATATAATAAGGCCTAAGGTAGACCTCCTTATAGGTGAAGAGACAAAGAGGCCGATGAACTTCAGGGTAGTGAGAACATCGCAAGAAGCAGCTTCTGAACTAATGGACAAAGAGAAAGAGATGCTTATACAATATATTACGGCATCCATTACATCTCAGATGGGTCCTGAGGAAGCACAATAGTTTTAGCAACAGCTGCAGTCTGGTGAGATAATGCCTCCTGAAGCTATAGCTAAATACATGTAGAAGGATTATAAAGATGTTATAGAAAATACAGCATACCATACCCTTACTTATTTACGGGAAAAATTAAATCTAGATAACGAGTTTATTAAAGGTTGGAAAGACGCTCTTATTGCAGGTACTGAATTCTACTACGTTGGAGTGATGAATGATGAGCCTTATATGGAGAGAGTAAATCCAGAATACTTTGATTACGATCACAGTCCTGATTTGGAGTTTGTAGAAGACGGCTCCTGGTGCTGTCGTAGGATGAGGATGCCTGTAGCCGAGATATACGATCGCTATTATAATAAACTCAGCGAAAAAGATTTAAACAAGCTTAATGAGATGATGGGCAGTAGGCACGCCAATGATCTTGGGGATAGACCTCCTGTAGATAACTTTGGCGGTGGTATACAATTCCATATCTATGACAATCCTACTATGGATTAGAAGACTAGATATGCTATCAACGTATGGCACTGCTGCTGGAAATCGTTTAAGAAGATATACTATGTTACATACTTCGATGAAGCCGGTCAGGCACAAGTAGAAATTATGGACGAGTCTTACAAGAAGACAGGACAGGAGATATCAGTTGAGCCGGACTGGATTATAGAAGTTTGGGAAGGATACCGTGCAGGATCTGATCTTTATTTTGGTATTCAGCCTGTTGAGTACCAGCATGTATCAATTGATAACCCTAATTCTCAAAAGCTTCCATATTGTGGATGTGTCTACTCTAATACCAACAGTAGGCCACGTTCTCTTGTAAGTATCCTTAAACCTCTACAGTATATGTATATCGTATTGTGGTATAGACTTGAGTTAGCTATAGCAAGAGATAAGGGAAAGGTAGTAAACATGGATATTACGTAGATCCCAAAATCTATGAATATCACTCCTGACAGATGGATGCACTACTTATCTTCTGTAGGCGTAAACTTTATTAATCCTTATGAAGAAGGTTGGAACATCGCAGGTAGAGAAGGCGGAAAGCCTGCTACATTTAATTAGATCACTGCTCTCGATCTTACTATGTCGAACGTAATAGCTGAGTATATTCAGCTGATGGATAAGATTGAGCAATTGGCAGGTACTATATCAGGTATTACAGAACAGCGTGAAGGCGCTATTAGTTCTAATGAACTTGTAGGTAATGTAGAGAGATCTGTTGTATAGTCTTCTCATATCACAGAACCTTTGTTCTGGGCACACAATCAATGTAAGAAACATGTGCTCAACATGCTTTTAAATACAGCTAAAGGGGCTTGGTAGCAAACAGGTAAGAAGAAGCTTAGTTATATCTTTGATAATGGAGAACGTGCTTTTGTTGATATCCAAGATAAGTTCTACTATGAAGATATGGATGTATTTGTAAGCGATACTTCTAAGGATATGGAGAATATCCAGAAGTTACAACAACTTATTCAACCTGCTATGCAAAACGGTGCTAGCTTGCTTGAAGCAGCTGAAGTACTTACAAATGACAACTTTAACATCATCAAGCAGAAGCTTCTAGAGATGCAGCAACGTCAAGAACAGCAAATGCAACAGCAACAAGAAGCTGAGCAACAACAAGCTATACAACTGCAACAAATGCAGAATGAAGCTCGTGAACAAGAGCTTATGCTTGAAGAGGCTAAGATGGAGCTTGAGCGTTACAAGATCGATGCTGACAATTAGACTAAGATTGCGGTTGCTGAGATATCTACTTATCGTGGTACTGAGGAGAAAGATATCAATCAGAACAATATCCCAGATCCGCAGGAAATGTACGATATTGCTATTCAGCAGTAGAAGCTGCAATCCGATGCTTATACGAAGCGTTACGAAGCAAATCAGAAGAAGAATATAGAAGACAAGAAGATTGAGCTCGAACGTGAGAAGATGAAGCACGAGATGGCACTACAGAAGCAGAAGGATGACGCGGCTCTTGAGCGTGAGAAGGTTAAAGGTCAATATGCGTTACGTAACAAAACTGTGTCTGGAAAATGACGTACGCTGAAGAACAAGAGCTTCTATAGCTTACTAGAGAGAACAATCAATTGTTAAAACTTATACTGAAATATGTTTAGCATGACGGAAGTGATGACTTCATTACTAACGTCATTGCTAACATAATCGGTAATAGACTAGATCCTGCTTATGTATAGAGATCCAAGTGAATTTAGAGAGCGCTTTAAAGCGTATAAAGAAGGTAAATCTGTACGAGAGATTTATGGATTACCTGGGTATGCTGGAGGTAAAAGTACTATTGAAGACACCGCCGATTTTCTTAAATAGTATGAAGGGTTTAGAGATAAAACATATCTAGATGGAAAGGGGATACCCACTATTGGATACGGTTTTACGGATGCTAAATTTGTAAACAAAGGAAGAATAACAAAGGCTGAAGCGGATGCTGAGTTAAAAAGACAAATCGCATTTAGATAGGCAAAACTTAGAAAGAAACTTGGTCCTGCAGTGTGGGATTCTTTATCTAACGACAGTAAGAAAGCTCTCACGTCGTATCATTATAATTATCCTTCCGGATTTGAAGATGATACCAAGTTTATGAAATATTGGAGGTCTGGACAGTATGCAAAAGCTATAAAAGAAGTAGACGCAGGATGGAACGACTCTGCAAATCCAGGACTTCGTACACGTAGAATGAAGGAGCAGTAGTTACTATTTTCAGACCCTGTACTCGGAGGTTTCATTGTTCCAGAGACAAAACCCGAGCCAATTATAGCAGTACCAGATGCTACTAGAGTATCTACTATTCCCACAATACAATAGAAAGCAATAGACTATTCTGATCGTAGAAATGCAGTAGCTGCAGAAGCATAGCGTGCTATATGGGCACATAATGTAATGGATGATATAAAAGGTGCTTATCAAGTACCTATATGGGAATCTCCTTCATTGCCGGCTTTAACTCCTGTTGAGTATGATGTTGCTCCTTTAAAGACATACGCTGGTGGTAAAGTTGCCGAAGAAGACGAGCCAATCATACGTCATGGTACAAAAGGTAGTAGACTAGACAGGTTTAGTAGGATGATGGATCCCGATGAAGACGATGGTACTGTTACAAGAGTAGTAAAGAAGATAGGTAAAGGTGTTGCTGATCTTGTAGACGATGCTAAAACTATTTCTGGATTAAGAACAGCAGAAAGATTTGCAACACATACATAGAGTCCTGGTGATTATGTAGATGCTGCATTTTTGACTGTTGGAAACGCAATGATATCCAAAATGCTAAAAGCGTCTCCTAAACTGTATATGAAGAATTTTATACAATCATTCACCGATATGGACGCTAGAGCGCTTGGAAAGTATTTCTTTTAGGAGCATCCAGAATTAATGACAAAACCACAAGAAGCATGGTATGGAGAACTAGCTAAAAAATCAGATGCTTATTTTCGCCAAGCAATATCACACAGAGCAAAATTATTTGATAAAGCAGGAAAACCACTTAGTCCAGAAAGTATAGCAGCTCAAATTAGTCCTGATATCAAAATTGCGCCGATTAAAGGAAGTCGTTACGGGGGAATTTATTCTGCTCCCGATAATACTATGCTCATCAATAGTGATCTTGTAAACGACCCCAGAACAGCAGCCAGAGTATATAATCACGAAAGAGCGCATTCTATGTAGACGGCTTTTGAGAATGAAGTCGGACTTCCATATCCAGTAAACTACGGAGTTGAAATGGAGGCGCTATTCCCATTTACAGCAGAGCAGAAAGCAAAACGATCTGGCGTACATTTGGGGAAAGAGATAGATGCATCTCTTCATGAGGTAAAGTCTTTGCGTTCATATGATACTGATCAATTAGGTAGAGCTTTAGATATAGACTTTTAGAATATGTCTGATGAAGAGTTTAGGTAGTATGCAAACAATGGATATTTTAAAGATGTAATGTAGAATATCCAGAATGGACTACAAGCGCAAAAGAAGTTCATAGGCAAACTTAAAAATGGTAAACTTCCTAGATATAAAGACGGAACAAAGATACAATGGGATGTAGACGCCGGAATATGGAGACGAGTGATGGATGACCCTTATGCAGATGTATTTAACAATCTTGTTATTACTCCAAAATATATACGTCCAAAGTTTGAATATGAGACTAATCCAAGCTATCAACAGCCAAATAAGAACGAAGTCGTAAGACCAGATGAAACATTGTGGACAAGGCAATAGGTAGAAAAAGCAAATAATACTCGTACATGGAGATCTGATGCTGCAGACGCAATGAAATATGTACAATATATATCAGATGCCGCTGGTTTATTATATGGAATGGCTCCGAGAATAAAACAAAGAGCAGCAAAGGCAATATATAGAAACATTGTTCCAGCGTCATATAAAGATTCATATTTGCCTGGAGGTAAAAAACAAGAAGTCGTTAACGCTGTAAAAGATTTCTTTACTCCAAAGAAACTAGACCTTGATAACAGTGCATATAGAAAATGGGAGCAAGAAAACCTTTCTGGGTTTTTTACAGACACGAATCCTGTAGCCGCAAGAGATGAAATATACAGAAAATACCTTGGGCTTCCAAACGACGATTTTTATTATATAAAAAACGCAGACGGTACATATAGCCACAATCTTACAAATCATGAACCACATGACATCGTAACTATAATAAATAATACATATAATAACGATAATGGTTTATCTGGAAAAAACCAAGTTCTTCCTGACATGCTTAATAGTGCAGGGGGTTGGGTGAATACATCATTAAAAAAAGTAAACGATATTCAGGCTAGATTTAAATATAATGATGTTTGGGACGTAAATCCATTTCAAGATGCTGACCGAGTTGGAAATGTTTTTCCTAAAAAACTATTAAATAAATATTCACATATAGAAAAATAGGCCAATGGCGAAGACGTCCGTGTTTGGAATAAAGATGTTCCGTGGTTTATTAAAAAGTTACAAAATTTTGAATTATCCGACTTAACAAACGGAGCCCCTGTTCCCGTAAAGACAGACATAAATGTTCGTTTACTAAATCCTGAAGAATATTCATATACAAAGAAATTAACCGATGCACAAATTATAGATAAAATGAAACTATAGGATTTAAGCAACGCATATGATTACTATGGCGACGCAATATCCGATGGTTTTATTTCTGAAGCAGATTGGAATGAAATAGAATAGCGTATTGCGGATAATGTATACGATACATTTTATAAAGACCCAAATAAATATCGGAAGATGTTTGTATATAATGTAAACCACCCGTTAAAAAAATTATTTGATTTGTATGGTCCGTTTGTATAGTTACGCGGATATAAGGACGGTAAGATATCTATAAAACCTTCTAAACGCGGCACATTTACAGCTGCAGCAAAGAAACACGGGGCAAGTGTTAGAGAATTCGAATCTCGAGTTCTGAAGAACCCCGAAAAATATTCTAAAGCTATGGTAAAGAAAGCTAGATTTAGCCGTAATGCCAGAAGCTGGAAACACTAATACTTACATATTATAATATGGCAAAGAAAAAGAATACAATTCCGAGCGGATTTGAAGATGTTCTTGGAAGCATTTATTCTAATGCTGAAGGGCAAGAAGAGGTTACACAATTAACCGACGATAGAGGTTATTTTGTTAATCCCGACGACGATGATGATCCAATCGATGAACAGATTAAAAATGAGCCGCCAGTGAAAGATCCTGAGGACGGCAATGTAGACGATCCGAATAAACCGGATCCAAACGCAAAGGATGATGATTCTCCAATCCTTCCTAGCGTAAATAATCCTGAACCACCTATAACAGAAACACCTGTAGAGGATCCAAATAACAACGAACCTACAGATGCAGATGTGATAGAAGCTGAACAAGTAGGGCTGTTCTTTGACGCCCTTGGTAATTCACTTGGGTGGAACATGGATGAGATTGATGAAAAGAGTAGACCTCTTACTGTAGATCAACTGACCGAATACATGCGTGATGTTGTACAGGAGAACTCCGTACCGCAATACGCAGACGAGCGCATACAGAAACTCGATGAGTATGTAAAGAATGGTGGTAAATTTGAGGACTTCTATGAGAAACAGCAAGCAGCTATTACTCTTGAGGACATCAACCTCGAAGACGAGAATAATCAAAAGGCAGTTATACGTGAACTCATGCAGCGTAATGGTTATACCAATGAGCAAATTAATAAAAAGATTGAACGCTATGAAGATGGTGATATGCTGTTTGAGGAATCTGAGGATGCTTTAGATAGATTGAAGCAGCTTAGGCAGGCTGAGGTTGAAGAAGCTAAACGACAATAGGAAGAATTTGCACGACAATAGGAAGAACAATCAAGACAATTCTTTAACACAGTAAGTAACGACATCAAATCGCTTACTAATATTCGCGGCATTGCTATTCCTAAGGAAGATCGTCAAGCTTTGTTCGATTACATTTTCAAAGTGGATCAGAACGGTCAATCACAGTATACTAAAGACTTTAATAAGAATCTATCAAAGAACCTTATTGAGTCTGCGTATTTTACGATGAAAGCTGATACTTTAATCAATAACGCGACGAAGGCAGGAGAAACATCCGCTGCTGAAAAACTTAGGAAAATGTTGAGGCATAGTGCAAAGAATCATAGCACTTATAATGCCGATGATAAACAGAAGTCAGTAACCGACCTTATAGGTGGTATGTTCTGACGCACAAGAATTATAAATATATATGAATAATACTTTACTTAACAATCTCCAGCTGTACCGTGGACGTCGTTTCTCGGACCTGGTAGATGAAAACATGATTTCTAACGCCCTGCTGACTAGACCTCATGAAGTGTCTGGTCTGCTTTCACTGGTATTTGGTACAAAAGACGACGGTGTTTCTACTACCATCGACCTGCTCACCGGTGGTCTTGGCAAGACAATGATTATTGACAACCGCGAGTTTGAGTGGGCTGTACAGGTTGACAGTGAGCACGCTATTAACATTCGCTGGGCTAAGTGGAACGGTAAAGAGATTACCTCCGCTAACTATATTTCTGAGACTCCTGGTCTGAATGGTACTCCTATTTACCTCGCTCTCGAAGAGCGCTGGTTCGGCCCTGGTGCAATTCTGTCATTTGACGATTACAAGTTCCAGGTTCGTGTAAACGGTGTTCCTTATCAGGATGGTAGCGCTTGGGTATATGAGGTATATGTTGTTGATGGAGCACAGGCTGCTTACATCCCCGGTGAGTTCCTGCTTCCTGGTCGTCAGGTAAGCCGTTTGGGTTCTGCTTACGAGGAGTACAGTGATGAGGCTGATATCATCAACTACCAGACTCCGTTTAAGATGCGTGGCCATCTGCAGACTCTTCGTCTGACTTATGATATTACTGGTGACGCATATTCAACGGTTCTGGCTATTGCTCTGCAGGATCCAGAGACTGGTAAGAAGAGCTATCTGTGGGCTGATTATCAGTACTGGCTGGCTCTCCGTGAGTGGAAGAAGCGTGAGGAGTATCAGCTGTTGTTCTCTAAGAGCAACCGTCTGGCCGATGGTACTTATCTTAATAAAGGGACAAACGGCAGACCCGCACCTACGATGAGTGGTTTGTTCGAGCAGATTAGCCCGGCTAACATTCGTTACTATCATCACCTGACGGCTGAGCTGTTCGAGGATTATCTCTTCGACCTCTGCTACAACATTCTGGGTACCAACGAGCGTCGTTTCGTTGCTCTGACTGGTGAGATGGGTATTCGTGAGTTCGACCGTATTCTGAAGGAGAAGGTTGCTAGCTTCAATATGTGTGAGAATATCTTCGTTACCGGTAGTGGTCAGAACCTGACTCTCGGTGGTCAGTTTACTACCTACAACATGACAAATGGTATCACGCTGTCTCTGAAGCGTTGTCCTCTGTTCGACAACATGGAGATGTTCCGTCAGCTCCATCCGCTGACTGGTAAGCCCCTGATGTCTTACACGTTCCTGTTCGTCAACATCAGCAACTTTGACGGCCAGGCTAATGTTGTTAAGGTTTGTCGTAAGGGTCGTGAGTTCGTACAGTGGTACACTGGTGGTTCTGTATCACCTCAGGGTTATGCAAACAGCATCAACACGCTGCGTTCTAACAGCCGTGATGGTTACCAGGTTCACTTCCTTGGTGAGGAAGGTATCATGGTTCGCAACCCGCTGAACTGTGGTATCCTGTACTGCGATGCAGAGGATACCGAGATTTGCAACGACGGTGGTATTTCTGTTGGCGCGTAATATCAAACATAAAAAATACTGATGTCCGAGGGGGCTTCGGCCCCCGCCCGGCATCACAACATACTAATTGTTATAATTATGGTAGTTGAATTAAAGATTAAGAAGAAGAATCCCTGGGGATCTTTTATAAAGTATAGGAATTGTTTTGATTATATTGCTCCGTACTTTACGCGTTCCGGGTCGATTTATACGGGTCTCACCCCAGAAGATGAGAAATATTATGAGAAAGCTTTGGGTTATCCTGAAGGACATCTTGCAAAAACATCAGAATTTTGGAATACGTTCTCTGTAAAAGTGGGAGCACGTGGTTTATTGCTTGATGATTCTATTCCTCGTCAAGCTATGATGATCAAATTCTTGGAAGGTCATAAGCGTGTTGCTACTACACTCGATAAGCTTGACGCTGGTAAAGACTATCTGTTGATTAATCGTGAAGCCGAGGCAATTGAGCAGAACAAGCAGAACAAGCTTCGTCGCGATGCCATTAAGCAGTTTGATACATTGTCGCTTGAGCAAATGCGTAAGTGTCTGCGTCTGTTTGGTGCTAATCCAGATCGTATGTCTAATGAACTCGTAGAGTCTACATTGTTTGGCATTGTCGATAAGCAACCTAAGAAGTTTATGGATAAGTGGGTTAATAATAAGTCTAAGGAGACAGAGTTCTTGCTTGAGAACGCTATTGCTAAGGGTGTAATTCGTAAAGATAAGACACACTACTTCTACGGTTCTGATATGTTTGCAGACTCGCTTGATGATGCTATTGCATATTTGGATAGTAAGAAGAATCAAGACCTTAAGCTTTCGATTATAAACGAAACAGAGAATAAATAACTCTAATAAACATGTGATATGACGCATAAAGACATATATACTAAGTTCGTGATAGAATATGACAAGGCAAATGTTACTTCGTCATATCCATCGTTAACAGAATACGAAATAGCTACCGTTCTTGATAAAGCTTACAACGCACTGATTGCATAGAAAATAACAGGGAATAACTATAGACGCTCTGTGTTTGAATCAGATGTAAAATCTATAGCAGACCTTGAACCTCTTGTACGGCACGAAACCATAGATATGTCAGCAGACGATCGTGTTTCTAACTCAGTAGAAGGAGCACTTCCGGAATCTATGCTGTATTATGTTACAGCATATATGAAATAGGACACAATAACAAGACTGCCAGATAGCACAGAAGAGTCTTATGACCCGGCGGATGGAGAAGATACAAGAAGTCTACAAATAAAATTAGTAAGTCATGACATGGCTACTAAATTTTTTGCAAGTCCTCACAATATTCCTTGGGTAAAAGATCCTGTATGTTATATAGAGGATAAAAAACTTCACGTTGTATACGATCCTATAAACAAGCCAACGGTCGAGTAGGTTGAAGTTGTTTATATCAAAATACCAAATACATTTGTAAAGAATCTTGAAGATTATAAGACTGCAAAATACGCATCTTATTTTGATTGGAATGGCACAGGAGATTTGCCGGAAGGATATCAATTTGAATGTAACAGTACAATGGCAGAGGAACTTGTAAGCCTTGCTGTAGCATTTGCTCTTGAGAACGTAGAATCAGCTAGATTAAATAGTAAACTTAATATGAGAGGACTTGAAGCATGACGTTAGATGAAACAAGACAAATGGGTATTGAATTCGAAAGACGAGTTCAAACCATGATTCCTGAGAAGGAATTATTAGAGAAGCTTGATACTGAGACGATCTACTCGTTCCTCAATCAATATCAAGACAAATATATACACGATATTTATCGTAGCCTTGATGCTATTCCATCTGGTTCTAAGATCTCTGCTCACGTAGAAAGTGTACTACAATCGCTGTTAAAGCGTGACTGGATACCGGTTACGGATCCCGGCGTAATAAACGCCACAAGCAATCTCATTGATCCAAATGGTATTGAAGTTATGAATACCGGTAGATCTATAGTATATCCATTAGATCCTTTATTTTACATGTATGTCAGAAGTGTATCAAAAGTCACTAAAACGTTTAGTTTTAGATCTGATAAAGCAAATAATAACAGCTCTATCAGAGTTTTGCCGAACGAGTTGGTATCACAGTCCGATGCCTGGACTTTAATAGAAACTCCTCATGATACACTTAGGATATTACGTAGACCTGCTGCAGTGTTGAGTAATACCGTTGCTAATACAACAGGACAGAAAGAAGGACAAAGTCTTACGGTGATATACGATCAGTATACCGAACCTCTTGGTATAGAGATATTATACTACAAAGAGCCCGTTCATTTTGATCTTATGACTTCTACTGCATGCGAACTTCCTTTAGATTGTTTTGATGACATTGTTACTGGTGCACTTGAACTTTATATCCAGTATGTATCTGGTGCAGAAGCAAATAGACGTAGACAGCAAGAGGCGATGAGGCAGCAAGCTAGACAACAGAATAACGATAATGAGAACAGTTGATTTAATAGCAGCTTTTGAGCTTGAGATAAATAAACTAGATAATTCTTTGCAAAAGCCTGTTACAGACGATTCACTGTTCTGGATTAATCAAGCTGTTATTAAGTTTGTTAAAGATCGGTTCAATGGAAATCCTCCTAAGAAGACTTCCTATGAGTAGAATGAAAAGCGTACTAGAGATTTAATAAGATTATATAGAACTGGTACAAACTATAAATTCCGTAAAGACTTTAGTCATGTTAACTATGATAGTTATTCTTACTGCTATCCACAAGACATGATGTTTGTACTTAATGAAGATGTTGTCATAACTGATATGGACGGTGACCATCAGATGGATACGTGCGTATTTGAATGTACAGCAGACAGTTTTATGTATAGAATAAACAACAGTCTTACTGATTTTCATTATAAGTATCATAGAGCTCGTCCTCTTAGAATAAGAACAAGAAATGGATTTCGTCTGTTAACAGACAAGAATTATAAGATATACTCCTACACTTTAGGTTATATTAAAGTGCCGGAAGAAATAACTAATCAAGATCCATATAAAGAGTACAAGGATTTTGATGATTATATATGGTTAGAGATAACTAAGATCGCAGCACAGATGTATGTGGAGAATCAATCCGATCCTAGGTACAAAACTCTAACAAATGAAGTACTCACTTAGGAATAATTTAAACGTGGAAACCCCAGCTGGTTAGGTCCAGTCTTTGTATATAGGGGGAGTAGAATAAATTAATTAATACAATATGATTACATACGTAAATACTGTGCTCGTCAGCAATCTGGAGACGGGTGCTATTCTTACCGCTGAGCCTAAAGACTATAACAACGGTACTAATTATAACCAGAATAAACCTTCTACCGATGCTGGCAAGTTCATTATCATGAACTGCGATCCCAACGTTAAGGAAGATGCTATCTACAACGTAACTGCTGCCAACGCCGGTGCTATCAACAAGATTAAGATTGGTATTGTTACAAAGAAGAACACTGCTGTTCGCATGCCTGATGGTTCTACCCAGTATCGTCCTATTATCAAGTGGTCTAACGAGATCAAGTCTAAGGACGTTCGTAGTTTTAACTTCCTTTCTTATGAGGACGATACCGAGGATTCTATCGTTATCGACTTCAACAGTCTTGATGAGAGCAAGCTTGTTGACACCGTAAATGGTACCGATGGTGGCAAGCGCATCATCATTCGTCTTACTTACAAGGATATGCCTCACCGCTATCGTAAGTGGACTGAGTCTTATGAGTATGTTACTTCTAAGACTGAGACCAAGGCTTCTATCGCCAAAGGTATTGCTGACATGATCAACCGTGAGTGGAAGCGCGCTCGTGTATCTGTTGTTACCGGTACTTATACTCCTGGTTCTGCAGGTGCTCCAGGCACGTTTGCTCCCGGTGCTAACGGTACTGCTATTCAGATCACCGCTCTGCCTTATGATGATGACGATGCTGTTGACACGCTGAACTGGGCCAACAAGGTTCGTTTCAATGCTAATATTTATTGGACTGATCCTGCTGGTGATGGTTGGGAGTCACTGAACAAGTACTTCCCGAAGGGTGTTGTGATTGTTAAGACTCCCGGTAAGACATATCCCGCTTCTGCTAAGCTGGTTCGTGATCGTGAGTCTCAGGCTATGGGTTATCTGGGCATCCTGAACCGTGGTAACGGTACATGGCCGATTATCAAGCCTGATATGGAGGTACAGCTCGACAAGCACTATGATGCCATTACGCTTGAGTTTGAGAATATGTATCGTGCTGCAGACGATATTTTCCGCAAGACCAAGCAGACTGTTGAGATCTATGGTATCACCAAGCAGCTCGGTGCTGCTGCTACTCCTGCATCTACCGATCCTGATTCTGGTGACACTATTCCCGCAACGGATGCTAGTGGCCTGTACGCTATCCTCGAGGCTTTCATCGATTGGGATGGTAAGCTCGCAGATTGATAAACAAAACATATAAAACTGGCTGGGGTGGGCTACGCCCAACCTGGCCTTTTTTATTACATATTGCAATATGAGAAAAATAAGAATAGGTAACGATATTAGGCTTATTC